CCGCCCGTCAGCCCGTTGGCCCGGGGCGGCGGGTAGAACTGCTGAGACGCTGGCGGGTGGTCGAGGAGGTAGTAGCGGGTCATCAGGACCTCACGTCAGGACTGTTGGCTTGGAGGTTCACGGCCCGCGAGATCGTCGAGCCGAACACTTTGCGCTGCATCTGCCATCGGGGTCGGCTGGCGTTGATGTCAATGGTGCACGGCCCCTCGGGGTCGAAGTCGACGAGCGGGTTGAGCAGCTCGACGTCCCCGCTGCCGTCCCAGGTGCGGGCCAGCCAGACGTCGAAGCGGTCGCTGACCGGCCACTCAATGGCTTGGACACGGCCCCGTACCGGGTACAGGTTGCGGCCTCCGACGTTGACGTTGGCGGCTTGAGGCACCCGGTAGACGGCCGGGTCAGAACTGGCACCGACCCCGGCCCACACCTCGGCCTCGTCGGCGTAGGTCATGCTGGCCACGCCGGGCAGCCGGTCGGAGTGCACCCAGACGTAGTCGCCAGCCTTGACGAACCCGACGAGTTCAGACGACCCGCCGACCACTGACCACTCTCGCCGGATGCTGGCTAGGCGGCCCACCTGGTTGGCAGCAGATTGCAACAGGGTGGTGTCGGTGGTGTCGTAGTCGACGATGGTGTCCCAGCCGATCCTGACGCTGGGGTCGAACCCGTACCCGTTGGTGTTGTAGGTGTCTTTCTCGGTGCCGGTGGATCGCACCGTGCCGTCACTGCCCCGGGAGATACCCCGGGCGGCGTGCAGCGAGAAGTCCCAGTTGACCCCCACCTCGGCGGGGAACACTTGGAGTGGTTGCTGGGTGAGCGGGCTGGCCCACGCTGAGACCCCATCGGTGCGCTCAAGGCCGTCGCCAAGTAGCACCTCGGGCAGGTAGGTGAAGATCGTGTTGGTGTAGTCGATGGTGCTGTTGGCCCCGGAGTCGGTGCTGCCGCTGCCGCTGCGGCCTGACGCCACCCAGCCTTCGATCTGAATCTCGCCGCTGGGCAGCACGATCCACTCGAACGGTCGGTCGCACAGCGCTGACAGTTCGTCAAGGCGTTGGCGCACCGTGGCGAAGCGCTCGAACTCCCAGGTGAAGTTGCCGGTCTGAAGGTTCTGCCACTTGCCTAAGGTCAGGCCGTTGAGGTTGTTGCCAGCGGCGTCGAAGATGTAGTTGAGCCAGCCGAGGGACCCGTACAGCAGGGTCGTTGTCGCCGCCTGGCCTGCGTTTGGGAACCGTCCACGGCCGGCCTCGTCGCCCATCCACGCTGCAACGGACGGCCCGCCGATGGTGACGGTGCCGCCGTCGATGTCGACCTCGTCAAGGCGGCCGCTGAACACTGCGGTGGCTTTGATGCTGGCAAGGTTGGGTTGAGGGCCGAGACCTCGAGGCGTGATAAGGACGTGGTCCCACGGGTTGATGCGCGCCACGAAGTCGTCGGTGGCGCCGCCGTACCGCAGGGCGAGGCGCCAGCCGCCAATGCCGAGATGGGTCTGGCTGACAGTCACAGGACCCCAGCCGAGGTCTGCTGCGACAGCATGGCGAAGAACTGGCGGGTCATGCCGTACAACTCGTCATCGCCAGTCTTGGATGTGAAGTCGTAGATCGGGAAGTAACCCCAGACGTGCGACTTCGACGGGTTTGTTGAGGCGGTGAGTTGGCCAGACAGGGCGTCCTCGGTCAGGGTGCCCGACCCGTAGGCGACGGCGCCACCATCGCCGGACATCAGGATCGTTGAAGCGTTGGTGAAGCCTGCACCCGTTGGCGCCTCGGGGGCCACCGCCATGAACACGAGCATGTCTAGGACAATCGACTCGCCCAGTTCGGCCGCTGCCATTGTCATGCGCTGGCTAATCGCCAAGCTGTAGGCGAACGTCACGACGTAGGACCCGCGACTTATCGAGATGTCGACGGTGCCGCCGATAGGGATGCGGTAGCGCAGCGAGCAGAAGTCCGGGCCGTTGGCCATGATCGCCGGGGCACCAAGGTCCAGTGGGTCTAGGGAGATGTCAAAGAACGGAGCGACGACCTTGCCCTCGTCCCAGTCGTCGTCGCCGGCGTCCCACTTGGAAATGACCAGCCCCTTGCCGCCGTAGGCGAGCTCGTCGTCGTAGGCCACCTTGACCAGCCCGTTGTCCATGACGATGTTGGCGGCGTTCGCAGCCAGCGCCGTCTCGCCAGTGACGACGTCCGTGCCCTCGGTGATGGTGCAGGCCCCGTAGTAATGCGACGCCAGCGCCGACTCGTACGAGATCGACACAGGGCCGCCTCGGTTTGATTCGCGCAGGCTGAACGCCGGGGCCTCTTGGTAGGTGAGCGCCGTGGTGTCCACCGTGATGGCGTTCTCTGCCAGTGGCAGGAAAAACGTCTTGCCAGCGTTCGTGTTGCCCGACTGCACGCCGACCTGCATGTACGCCAGTTCGGCGGCGGTGTTGGCGTCGCTGGCCCGTGTCCAAGCGCCGCCGGTGTTCACGACGTACACGCCGTTCTGGCTCGCCGTCGTCTGGTTCTTGACCAGTACCCGGCTGTTGTTCGCAGCGTTGGCGCCATCCACGCTGACCGTGCCGGTCAATGCGATGTTGGCAGTGGTCGCCCTCGCCACGCCCTCGAGGCAGTTCGTGGAGTCGCGCAGGTGCACGATGTCGTTGCGGCTGGTTGACACTGCCGTCTGCGGCAGGAACACGGCGGGGCCGATGTTGTACGGCCCGTAGTTGGCGGCGTCAGATGGCACTGCTGCCCGGTACAGCGGCCCGGTCACGCCGGCGTTGGCGACCCGGTTGCGGTTGTCGCCTCGCAGTAACAGCACCTTGTTGGCGACCTGGCGGCCACGGTTCTCAGCCCGGGCGGTGATCGCCACCTCTCGCAGCGACGTGCGATCCAAGTCTGGGCTGTGGTCGGCGCTGACCTCGAGCAGCTCGTACAGGGCGTTGTATTGGGTGCCCCAGTTGCCGAACACGATAGGGACGAACCGCTCGGCCCGGTTCTCGCCGTGGCCCAGCAGCTGGCGCGCCTGGGTGGCGTTGGCCAGCACCGTCAGCGAGATGGTCTGGGCGTCACCCTGGGAGAACTGCGTCGGCTCAGGGAGGCCAGTCACGCGTCCGATCTGCATCAGCCGAAACTCCTTGCTTGGGTGGCGGCAACCTTGGGCAACTCCCGGGCGAGGTAGGCAAGGATGTCCTGCTTGTCCCGGCCGACCATGCCGTTGATCGTCACGTTGTAGGTGACGTTGGTGCCGCCGTCGCTTGCGGCCCCTGCGCCCATCAGCGCCCTCGACTCGTAGTGAGGCACGATCACGCCATCGGTGCTCGGGATGAACAGCTCGCGACCACGCTCGCCGACCATGTGCGGCATCCCGGCAGTGACCGGGCCGCCAAACGCCCGACCCTCTGCATCAGCGGTCACTGTGGCGCCGAACGGGTTCTTGTCCGACTGGGCCTTGAGGTCCCTCATTGCGTCACGGATGCGCACGAGCCGGTCCAATACCTCGGCAGCGTTCGACGTGACCTGAATGTCGACGCTCGGGAACTTCGTATTGAGCACGGTCAGCGCCAAGAAGTTGAACTTGTCGATCTGCCCCTGAATCTGATCGGCAGTGAGACCGTGTTCCTGACCAAGACGCCTGATGGTGCCGATGGCATCTGCCAGTGGAACCTCGCCAGCGAGGATTCCGTCAAGCAACCCTTTTTGCTTGGCGTCCAAGTCGCCGGTACTGATAATCAGGTTCTGCTCGGCCGTATTGAGTTGGCGCATCGCTTCCTGCGCCTCAGCCGAATCGGGACCAAACTTCGCCACGGCATCGTTGACGTTGCGCTGCGCATCAGCCAGCGCCTTCACGGCCTCGGCTTGATCGCCGACGGCGTCCTGGTAGGCGAACACGGGGTCGAACTGGGCTTTGACGGTGTCGGCCCAGTCCTTGAGCGCCTGCTCGGCCCGGCTCATGCTGTCCGATAGGTCGTCGCCAGCCAGCGCCATTTCAACAACCTGATCGGCGCTGATACTCGCTGCGCTGCCAGCGTTTTCAATGCGAGATTTCAACTCTGGAAACAGGTCAAGCGGGAGGCTGTAACCAAGGTTCTGTGCCTCCCTGCGCAGCTTCTCGTATTGACGGATGGCGTCGCCGAGTTCGACGTCCTTGAGTGCCTGGTCCCATCTAGCAACGGTGTTGCGCGCCTTCTCTGCGTTGTCATCGACCGATGTGAAAAGGCGACTGACCATTCCCAACTGGCCCCCGTCGCCACCGATGCGTGGCCTGACGAACCAGTTGAACATGCCCTCGGTCTCGGTTTGGATGTCTTGCAGGACGGTGGGCAGGTCCTCAAGTACGCCACCCAGACGTCCGGTTTCGTCGAAGTTCTTGAGCGCCTGCGCAGATGCGTCGATTCCTACGCCCAGCGTCTTGAATCGCTCCTCGGCGTTTCGTGCTTGCTCGTTTGCCAAATGGTTCAGAATGATCCCGGCGCCGACAGCAGCAGCAGTGAACCCGCCAATGGCCAGCGCTGTGCGTGACCTCAGCAGGTTGGCGAAACCACCAGCGGATGCTGCTGCATTTGAGATCGCTGTGCGAATCGCCGAGAACCCGTCGATAATCGCCGTGCCCAGTTTTGTCTTGCCGATGGTGGCTAGGTTGGTGAGCATCACGCCCGTGCCCCAGATGGCCGGGCCGAGCGCAGCAACGATGCCGCCAATGATCGTGATGGCCGTCTTGATCGGGCCCGGCAGCTCGGTGAACTTCTTGATGATGTCGGCCACGAACCCGGCGACGTCGGCAAGTATCGGGGCGATCTCGGCGCCGATGGCCTCGCCCGCCTCCCCCAGGTCGTTGAAGGCTTGCTTGAGCTTGCCGCCAGCGGTCTGCGCCATTGCCTCAGCCGTGCCGCCGAACTGCGACTCGATCTCGGCCAGCATGATCTTCTGGGCGCCAAGGATGTCGCCGCTCTCTGCCAGCGTCTTGATCTGATTCTTCTGCTGGTCGGAGAACTGGATGCCGGCGCGCGTCAACTTGGTCAGGCCCGTCTCAGGGTCCTGGAGCGCCTTGCCCAGCATCATCACGCTCTCGTTGAGGTCCTTGCCCATAAGGGCTGATAGGTCCTGAGATGCTCGGATGGTGCGATCAAAGACGTCGTTGCCTTCACCCATCTCGTTGCGCACGCCCTTGAAGGTGAGCAGCAGCGCCGCAGCGTTAGTGGTGACCTCGTCGGCGAACGTCGTGGTCTCCTGCAACGAACTCGACAGGTCGGTGATGTGCTTGCTGGTGACCCCGGCCACGCCGCCCGTCGACTTGATGACCGCTTCCATCTTGGCGATGGCGTCCTCCTGCTCGGTGAACGCCTTGATGGACAGGCCGCCGATGGCCATGAGAGGCAGCGACAGGTTGGTGGTAAGCGTCTGGCCTAGCCGGCTGAACGATTCGCCGGTGCGAGCCATCCTGGCCGTGACCGACTGAGACATCTTGTCGGCGACCCGTGACAGGTTGTCGAGTTCACGCTGGGCGCGCTTGATGTCTCGGTCGTTGAAACTGGCGCCGATCTTGATCTCAATGGCCATTACCGCACCACCTCATTGACCCGTTCTTCGGCAAACTTGGCGACCTTGCCCATCTCCGACGCCGTGCGCTTGATGCCTTTCTCCTCACGCCAAGTGGCGATAAGCAGGCGTGGCGCTGCGCCGAACCATTTGAGGTTGTCGTTGAACTGGCGCCCAGCGGAACTCGCTGCGTTGTTGTTCTTCGACCCGGCCATCTCAAACACGGCGCCCGAGGCTGATTTGTTGATGAGGCGCACGTTGAGGCGTTGCCCGCCGGTGAGGAGTTTGATGCCACCCTTGGCAGCAGTGGCGTCCCAGCGCAGAGCGCCTACGTCTTTGATGCTGCGGCTATACAGGCCGCCTTTGCGTGACCAGCTGCCCCAGTTCCGCATCGGGCGCTGGGTCGGCACCCTGGCCTTGGTCATTTTTTGGACCTCAGCGGGCACCTTGCGGATGCGTTTGCGGGCTTCCTTGTGGAAGGTCGGGCTGATCGTCTTGAGGGCGTTGAGGGTGGCGTCGAGGCCCTCGAGTTGGATCGCTGCCTTGCCGGCCATCGTTACCGCCTACCCCTTGCCTTCTCTGCCTCGTTTGCCTGCTCCCTCAGAACCTCGACCATTGCCCAGAACACTGCGGGCGGCGCTTCTAGCAGCTCGTTGGGTGCGATCCCGGTGTGCACCGAAATGCGGGCCACGAGAAGGGTCAGGGTGTCGGCAAAGGGAGACCGGCCTCCTGCGTGCTTGCCGCTCCGACGTTTGCCACGTTGTCAAGCCACAGTTCGTAGGTCTTGACCTCGTAGCCGCCGGCCAGCATTCCCTTCCATGCCAACCAGGTCATGTGCTCCATCGACGAGTTCTCGCCGAACAGTTTGCTCATGCCCATCTTGAAGTGGCGCTCGGCGTCGACGATCACCTTGGGGGTGATGTTGACAACCACCGGGTCGCCAGTCACGAACGTGACCTCAAGCTGCATCATTGCCATGCGTGGCTCCTAACGGATCAGGCTGTTGCTTTGGTGATGGAGTTGGCGGGCCAAGTCACCGATGCGGTGCTGAGCTCGCCGATGCTGCCGTCGAGGTGGCTCATCTCGGTGTAGAGAACCTCGAGGGAGATCGAAGGGTTGGTCGCCGAGATGGCGGTGCCGTTCGGGATGACCTGCACCGTGCCGATGCTGCCGACCTTGTCCTTGAGGGTGGCGTACACCTCGCCGGCGGCGAAGTTCTGGTGGAACGTCAGGCTGATGCTTGAGTCCCGCAGGCCACCCACCCGGGTCACGTTGGAGTTACCGAACGCCGAGGTTTCGACCTCGTTCACGGTCTCGGTCACGGTGACCTGGTTGACGTGATCGCTGAGGTCAACGGTGTCAACCTTCACGACGCAGTTAGTGAGAACGATCTTGGACATTGCCACCCTCGCTTGGGTCGATTTCCGAATCGGTTACGCCAGCGTCAGCGACCTTGGCCGCTGGTGCTGACTTGCGTTTCGTGGCAATGCGTTCGAGGTGCCCGGCTTCGATGAGCCAGTGCGCCTCGTCCGGGGATAACTCTAGCGTCCCACCGGGTTCTACCCCGTCTACCACACGGGGTCCGATCACTCGATAACTAGGCACGGTCGCCTCCTAGGCGTAGACGGTCACGTTGACGACGACGCCGAGGTACTCGCTGTCGCCGATTTGCAGGCTGGTCAAGGCGTCGGCGCTGGTGACGATGCACGTCTGCGCCGAGCCGTCAAGGGTCTGGTCGGATTCGATGGCCTTGCGCACCGAGTAGTCGCCGTCCCAGTCCAGCCAGGCGTCGATGGTGCGCTGCGCCTGCTGGTCGGCCATGCGGCCCGCCACCAGCTGCACCTGCATCTGCCACTCGGTGAGGCCCCCACGCATGTCGAGGTGGTAGTTGACGGTGGAACGGGTGAGCACGGCCACGGGCGGGTTGACCTGTTCGGGCACCAGCTGGGCGACCCGCAGGCCGGGAATGGTGCCGAGGTTCTTGGCCAGCCCAGCCCGCAGGTCCGACAACTTCCCGGCCATCAGCCCACCATCGGCCGGGTGTACGGCGCCAACATGCGCTGCACGTCAGGGTCCACGGCCCGCAACATGATGGCGCCCATGTCCGAGAACCCACCAACAACGCCGAGCAGGCTGTCGGCCCGCTTGTAGAGGCGACCGGCCAAGATGGCGGTGGCAGAGCGCACCGGCTCAGGGACGGCTGGCCAGCCCCAACGGGCCGTGACCTGCACCGTGGGCCGGATGTCGATGGGCCAGTAGGTGTCGTACGCCACGAGCCGGGTGATGGGCTTGCCCAGCGCTAGGGCGTTGACCGGGTCGGTGGAGTAGTCGGTGACGGTGCGCTCGAACGTGCCGTCAAGGTTGTCGTCGATGCGCACGACCAGCCCCGTGGCCGAGCCGATGTCGTCGGGTCGGACGATCAGCGACGAGTCGGGACGGTAGATGCGGGCGGTGGCGGTGTCAGCCAGGTCAAAGGTGCGCCGGCAGATGTCGTCCACGGTGCGGCTGGCAGCGTCAATGTGGGCGCTGAGCAGCTCGTCGTCGACGTAGTCGGTGATGCGCAGCATCGCCTTGAGTTCACCGATTTCGACGTACTGCACGCTCACACCTGCCCTTGGCCCGGCGTGGCGTCACCAGTGGGGTCAATGCTAGCCCCCGCAAGCGACGTGACCCTGACCCCTTTGGTGTCGAGCGGCTTGGCGTACAGCGCCGACTGGTTGCCCCACGTCGACACCTCCTCGCCCCAGTGGTCGGCGATGTCGACGGCGGCCAGCAGCCACCCGTCCCGCACCAGCCGTTTGCACGTCGGGACGTCGTCGTGGCCCCTGGTCTCAGGCACCGGGCCGATGGTTGGCCAGTCCCGGCTGCGGAACGTCCAGCCCGACCCGGGCAGCGAGGGGCGCAGCAGGGCGGTGGTGTTGCCTGCGGTGTAACCACCCACCGGCGTCGACCACGGGTAGTCGGGTTCCAACAGGCCCGACAGCAGGATCACCTTGGGGTGCGCTGCGGTCCAGAAGTCGGTGAGAACCTCGCGCCAGCCGGGTCGCCAGAACATGTCGTCGCTGGTCAGCACCACCACGTCGCCTCGAGCGGCGCACGCCGAGCCCAGCATGTTCATGCCCCGGCCGCAGGTCGTCACGCCGTCCGGGCTGTCGTAGAGGTGCCCGCCTATGGATTCCACCCATTTGGTGGTGGTGTCGGTGCTGCCGTTGTCCCAGACGATCAGCTCGTCGGCCTCGGCGGCGAGGCTGCGGGCGCACGCCCTGGCCAGTTCGAGCCGGCCGTAGGTGACGGCGTTGTAGGTGAGCATCCCGGCCACGACCTTCATGCCTGCCAGTCCTTCCATGAGTGGTTCCAGCGGTGGATGGCGTACGAGTTCGGGAACGCCTCAGCGGCCCGGTGCGGCTCCTCCCACGAGTACGGGTAGAACGCTTCACGGTCCAGCACGGTCACGTCGCTGCGGCCACGCAGCACGTCGGTGGTGAGCATCGGCCCGGTGTCTGACGGGTTGTCCGACCAGTAGCCGTTGAGTAGGCGGTCCATGCACGCCCTGATGCCTGGGTGGTTGCGGGTGGCGCCGAACATGGCGTCGGTCAGAATGACGCCGTCCTCGGTGCCGATGAAGCAGTCGTTGTCCAACAGGTCGTCGATGGGCAGCTGCGGCTCCATGTCCATGTCGACGTACACGCCGCCCATGCGCCACACGGCCTCGAGGCGCACCAGCCCGGCGAGTTGGGCGCCGGTGGCGCACCGCTCAAACAGCGACCCCAGTTCCCACTCGTCAGGGTTCAGCGGGTCCCGCCAGGTGGCGTAGCCCCAGCCACGGTGCAGCGCTTTCCATTGCCCCCACCACTCGTCGAACAGTGGCGGCACCTCAAGCGGCACGACCCGGTGCAGGATGCGAGGGATCACAGCGCCGAGATGTCCACGGGTTGCA